ATCCTTTGCAACGCATTGGACATTGCTCTACACATGCAAAACAGGCGTCTGAGTTTATTCTCAGCCACAAAACAAGGAGCAAGACAACAAAGTCAATAGCAACGATGAACTACATCTCCACCCAAGTGAGAAATGAATTGGTCATCATACTAAGAGTCTTCGAACGGAGACATTACCGGTTTGTTTCAGCCGGGATATTTCGAGGCCACCACAGCCTGTTCCAAAGGAAGACACGAATTTTAAACTGCCGCGAGTTAAACTTAAAATCTGGCAGATCCTACAATAGTTGATGATCCATCATTTATAACACACGACAAGGTAACGGGAGTTCGCACACCGTAAGAGAAGCTTGGGAATTACTTCCTCAAGCCGAGTCCCCTCATCAACTGCTCAGCAGCTGACTTAGAGATGTGAACAGAGCTTTCAAGCTCTGGCCCCTTTTCCTCTTCAAAAGGGGTATCTGGCTCAGACACAATACATTTCTGCAAAGAATCTGAGCCAGTGACAAGTCTTTGTTCAAGCTTATCAAAGCGTTCACACAACGCATCAAAGGCCGACGTGATTTGATTCAACGAAGGCCTAGACGTAAAGGTTGCCCCACCGCTTATCTGAGCAATAAAACAATCAAACGTCCCCGCTGCAAGCGCCGTCAGACCTCCAATAGTCATCAGGTTCGCCGCACCAGTTCCAGGTCCGCTCACAACATGAATCCCAATATATGTCGCAACGTTACTCGAAACAGAATTTCTGTTTGAATTAGCGCTGTCATTCATCAAAAGGGAACCACTAATGTTCGACCCAAGGCTAACAGTCATCCCACCAGTAACAGACCCAGAGGCCTGAAAACAGCAGAGAAACGTGCCAGCAACGGGCATACTAATTGTGGTAGATGTGGAAACACACGGTATTGTAGAACCTGCACGAAGCAGGCCTCCAGATGTGCCAATAAAGGCACTACCAGCAGCAGCTGCAGAAGCAGCTGGTGACTCAACAATGTGCGCGTACAAGGCTTGCTGACCAATCGGCGTTTCTTGTTTACGCCGGATCAGAGTCCATTCATGTTCAACCCACAACTCACCAATAGGCACAGCCTGAGTAGCCACTACAGCCAACCCATTCGTAGCCACTTGGAACAATCCAAGATCATAAAATTTGGCAGTTGAATTCGCAGGAGCCGCTTGATTAGCGGAACTATACACAAAGTATTGATTCAGCGCCATTTGAGCGCCGCCAGATCGATTCCGGCCTTTAGCCTTGTGAACTTCTTGCACATCATGCATGAAGTGGCCAGCAAACGGAGGACCGCTCACTGAACCTTCATAGTTTTCCATTTGGCTCACATTCGTGAAGCCAGGATCATCAGGATCCATGTTAGTCGCATAAGCGACAATACCAGCCCCAGCAACACCACTAATAGCTGTATACGACTCCCCGCGGTACCAAAACCGCAAAAGGTGACAAATGTACTCCTCATAAGTTGAGGCTATCTGGGAGAAAACGGGAAACAACACAGAGTTGCCCGGATTCAAAAATAGTGACTGCAAAATTGTAAATGCAGCCCCAGGACTAATCAAATCAGCAACTTTTTCAAATCGCCGATTAAAATGATCACGAACCTGATTGGAATTTTTCCAAACCATGCCAGTATTCAGTCCATCCGAAACAGAGGACATAACACCAGGAACACTCCGCGTGGGAGAAGAGCCCTTTTTCGAGGGGCCTGTTTTGGGAGATTTCTTCTGCTTTCCACGAGTTTTTCCAAACATGGCATTCGCAAGCTGCTTTTGCTGCTTTTTCTGCGTTTGCTTAGTCTTATTACCCATGTTAACAGAATGATGAGAGAAAGAAAGAAGAAGGAGAAGGAAGAGAGTCTGATGTTGTAGATTCAAACTGAAGACGAAGAAAATTTAAAAGGGTGGAGTACTCGCTTACCAGCGGAGATCCCTTATTTTCTTGTCCGGCATACAATGCCCAACACCAATCGTTGGTTTTATAGATAGCGTCAATTTCTGACATGGTAATACCATTAATCTCACCAACTAACTGCTCTTTGTATTCTGGATGTTTCCAGATCCACTCAATATAACGTTGAATGAAGCTGCGACACTCTAGGTTTCCCCATGAGTCAATTCGCAAAGCATACGCTCTCATCAAGTGCCAACGAACATCATCGTCACTGGAACCCCACCTGAGTGAGCACAATACACGATCAGTATCTGGTACAGGCAACCAAACACCATTTTCTTCACGGAAACCTTGTGATAGGAATTGAACATCCTTTAGAGCACGTGGCTCCTCACACGGGGTTTTGGTAGTGACACCAATGTCACTCCAAATCGGGGCAATCGTCTTAGGGTTAAACCAACTAACGCACAACTGTGAAACAGTGAACGTGTTGTCGTCGCCATTCAAGGCAGCTTCCACATTTTTGACAAAGTCCTGATAACTTCCAAAGACATCACCTTCATAGTCACGCAAGGTTATATCATCTAGCTTAGCCGCTGCTAATGAAGCAGCATTGGCTTTACCAAACTTTTCCCGAGCCAACTCAATCCACGCATAGGCAAACAGTCGAAACAAAATCATGGTATTATCCACAATCGTATTAGCTGAGCCTGACGGGTTTCCAGTGTGCTTCTGAATAAGTTCACCATTCTCCAAGACTATCACCGAGTGAACGATATCGTCATACAGGCGTTTAAACCTGAGGAGATTTTCCGGAGTTTTGTGCTCCTCCGCTAGCATTACCCACCGAATTTCCATTTGCCCATACATAGCTCTTGCAAACAAGCTTGAGTCGTATTCGCTCTCATCGAGCTCAAAGGCATTCGGGTGCTT